TATCGTAAGTTTGAGGACACCGGTGTTTCGCTTCGCTCATTCTGCACAAATAACAACGCTGCTTACGTAGCAGTAGAGGAAACATACGGGAATGTGAGCTACAATGGCCACGCTAAAAAGGGCGAGCAATTCCGCAACGACATGACCAATTTTGGTATCCTGATGGAAATCCCGGGTATTGAAGATCCATTTGAATGGTCTAGAAAATTGGTTTCTAATGTAAACTCAGGTGGAACTGGTTTCTACTATTCCCCATCTCGTCGTCCATCTGAAACATCTGAAGGTGAAACTGTATCTACTAAGTCAATTAGTGCTAGAGACTTAGAATATATCGTTAAACCTGCGTTTAAAGGACATTTCCAATATATTGAAGATTTTATTGAAGATATGAAGAAAGTGTTCCCTACACTTGAACATGACTGGGGTATTTATGTACCCGAGGTAAAATATTTATCACCTGAGCCGCTCGTCGATTATACCAACCTAGCCCTGACCAAATTCCCCAATGTCCACTTTGTGGGAGACGCATTATCTGCTAGAGGTATAACGGTGAGTGGTGCACAAGGGATTTATGTTGCTGAAAGTATTTTGAAGTAATATTAGGGGAGGCTTGGCCTCCCTAAATTACTTTAATATCTTTACAGTATTAAGTTAAATAAGTTATAAAAAATAAAAGTTATGTCAAAACAAAATCTTGTAGCATTAAATGCTAATGAGTTAAAACAGTTCCTCAACCATATTATTGAGAACAACAGATTTATCCAATCTCAAGGTAAAACACCAGTATCAGTTGAGGTTATTGGTGAATCAGGTATCGGAAAAACTTCCGCTATTATTCAGTTAGCTAAAGAGTTAAAACTAAACTTTGTTAAACTTAACTTATCTCAAATTGAAGAAATTGGAGATTTGGTAGGTTTTCCAATCCGTCAGTTTGAAGTTGCTAATTCTAAAGAAACGATTTGGGTTGATGAAAATGCTTATGATGAATATCTTAGGCTTGAATATAAACCAACAGGTCAAAATCGAATGAGTTATTGTGCTCCTGAATGGATTAGTGGTAAAGAAAAAGGTGGTATTTTGCTGTTGGATGATTGGAATAGAGCTGATATTAGGTTTATACAAGCTGTTATGGAGCTAATTGATAGACAACAATATATTAGCTGGGATTTGCCTAAAGATTGGCATATCATTTTAACTGCTAATCCTGATAATGGAGAATATTTAGTTTCAAGTATTGATAATGCTCAAAAAACACGATTTATCTCAGTTCATCTAAAATATGATGTTGAATGTTGGGCTAAATGGGCTGAAGAAAATCATATTGATGGTAGATGTATTAACTTTATGTTATTGCATCCTGAGTTAGTTACTACTGAAGTCAATAGCCGAAGTGTGTCTATGTTTTTTAACTCTATTTCTTCAATTAAAAGTTTTGATAACTCACTTCCGCTTATACAAATGATTGGTGAAGGATCAGTAGGACCAGAGTTTAGTTCTATGTTCACTATGTTTATCAATAACAAACTAGATAAAATGATCTCACCTCAAAATATTATGGAGCAGGATGAGAAATATGTTCTAAATACTCTAAAGTCTATTATTGGTAAAGATAAAGAATATAGAGCGGATTTAGCATCAACATTATCAACTCGTATTGTCAACTATTTGGATATTTTCTCTAAATCTAATCCAATAGAAAAATCATTTATTAGCAGAATCTCATCTTTAGTCAATGAGAAAATCTTCACTAACGATATCTGTTACAATATGGTTAGATCGATTTACAACAACAACCCAAATAAGTTTAAATCAATAATGATGGACAAAAGTTTAGTTGAATATATCCTTAAATAATAAAAAATATGAACTTAATCAACTGTCTTGCACTTACTCAAAATACTCCCAATCCCCTTCATACTCAACAGCAAAATGAATATTTAAGTCCTGGTTACCTCCGAGACCGTATAATCTTAACACCTGAAGAATACACTAACATTATATCCTTCATAAAAACTATTATATCTCAGGAAAAGAAAGAGTTAAAGTTAGGTAAAAAAGTATATTTAGGATCCTCTTCAAATCTACCTCGACATAAAGTTAAAGAATACTTTAATAACAACAATACCAAAAAAACTTCCAGGTTTGAACAGGCAGATTCTATTATTATTGATAAAGGAAATATTGAAAAACTCCTCCTTCACTTAACACTTGCTGACCGTACAAACTATGATGATATTAACTTATACAAAACTTATATAGTAAATGATTGTAAGGATAAACAGAATCTTCTTCCAATCATTATTCCTTATACTCATTACGGATATAAACTTGAAGATTTAATATCTGATTCCATCACCCCTTTCTACATATTAACATTACCTAATAAAAATCCAATCTCTCCTTATTTAAAATCTTATTTAGATAACTTAACTTCTCAAGATTTATATGTAGGTAATGGTTGGGGTATTAATAGAGAAATATTAAATATTTATGAAGCTGTAGTTACTTTATATAAAAATCCACATATTAATATAGTATTTGATGAAGATATTCTTCCTCTTATTAATATTGATGGACTTGATTTGGATCCTGATTACTTATCCACTTTAGATAGTATGTTTGAAAGTAAGAATCAAGAAAACATTAACTTGGCTTTAGAAATGCTTTCAAATGTAGATTTGGAAAAACATACCTTAACATTAGCTTTATTTTTGAATAAGCATATGGATAAGTTTTTTAAAGGTAGTGGATTAAATATTAATCAAAACCGAAGCTTTAAGAGTTTCATAAAGTATTTTGAAGCTAAAAAAATAGGTTTTAGATCCAACTGGAAAAAGTTTAGTGTTGATTTACTTACACAATACAAAAACGATCCTCAAAGTATAGAACTCATCAACACCTTTATACTTCAAAATATTAATAACTATCTAAAAACAGTAGGTCAAGCAGTAATATCAAATCCAATTGAAATCAAGGATTGTACAATAAGACTTAAATAAAATATGGATAATATATATCAAGAGATTGCAAAACAATCTAAAATACTTATGTTTAAAGAACCGTTTTACGGTTTATTTCTTATCTCTCTTAATAAAGAACTCACATCAAGTATTCAAACAGCCTGTGTTACTCCTGATAAGATTAGTATTAAGTTGTGTGTTAATCCTGATTATTGGGTTGGATTAGATGAAAAAACTAAATTGGCTGTTCTAAAACATGAACTGTTACATATAGTATTTTTTCATTTAGATAATTTTGATCGTTTTCCTAATAAAAAACTATATAATATCGCTGCTGATTTAGAGATTAACCAATATATTGAATCCGAATATAAAGGAGAAAAATGGGAAGGTTTGGAATACAACCAAGAACCATTCAAAAAATTAAATCTTCTATCTAAACAAGGTACTAAATACTATTATGAACAAATCCAGGAAGAAATAACCAAAAATCCAGATGGAGAAATGGCTCAGATGATGAATGGTATTGAAGAAGATTGGCATGATTTATGGGAGACAATGGAAGGAATGAGTGAGGCTGAGCGTAAACTTATATCCAAACAAATAGATCACCAACTTAAAGAAATCGCTTCTGAGTTATCCAAAAAGAACAGAGGTCTAATACCTGGAGAGCTAAGCCAATATATTAACTCATTATTTGAAGTAAAAGAACCAGTTATTGATTGGAAGTCTTATTTAAGACGATTTAGTTCTCAATCTACTAAAGTTATAACTAAAAAAAGCAGACATAAGCCTAATAAAAGATTCCAAGATAATCCCGCTCTAAAAATCAAACCTAGAAAAAATACATTAGTAGCAATTGATACTTCAGGTTCAGTTTCTGATAAGGAACTTGTGGAATTCTTTAATGAAATATATCACATATATAAATCAGGTACTGATGTAACTGTGGTTGAGTGTGACACTCAAATACAACGAGTTTATCAATATAAAGGCAAGTTAGAAGATTTAAAAGTAGTGGGTAGAGGTGGTACTGATTTTGAACCTGTATTTGAATATGCTTTAAAAAATAAAAATAAATACAACAATCTTATTTATTTAACAGACGGTGAGTGTACTGCCCCACAAACTAAGATACTAAAGCCAGTTTTGTGGGTACATAGTTCAAAATCTGATATCAATAATAACTTACCTGGCTCAAAAATAAAAATAACTTAATCTTCTAGGGTTAATATTTATCATAAAATATATTAAATGTCTACTATTGTATTATTAAGCTGTACTAAATCTAAGTTAGACCAAAAGGCACCTGCTCAGGAACTATATTCTCCTTCTCCTACATTTCAAAAAACACTAGCATACGGTAAATCCTTAAAACCAGATGCTATGTATATTTTATCTGCGAAACATCATTTGGTTCCCTTAAATAAAGAGTTAGCACCTTATGACTTAACTCTAAAGGAAATGCCTAAAGAGGAAAAAGAAAAATGGGGAGAAGAAGTAATGAGACAGATGAAAGCTAAAAATATAGATCCAAACAAAACTAAATTTATATTCTTAACAGGAACTGAATATCAAAAACCATTACTTAAATACATTCCAGAATCTAATATTGAAACTCCTTTAGAAGGAAAACGCATGGGTGAAAGAATGCAATGGCTTAATACTCAGATCAACAAACTAAATGAAATATTTAAAAAACTTAAATCAATGATATATGAAAGTATCAGAAAATAAACTACAAGAAATGATAACTCTATATTTAAATGATGTAGAGGATTATGGAACTCAAGAAGAATATATGATTGCGGAATCTACTTTATTCCCATATAAAAAACTTTTAACAGAAAATAAAAAATCAGTTAACCAGTTAATACAAGAAATAGCAGATAAATCTAAATCAAACTCCACACTTTTTGATTTTTTAACTTATATACAAGAAGTTTAACAATATTTTTAATAAAACTTTTTAGAAAGGGACTTAACTTACTTGGCTTAAGTCCTTTTTTTTTATATATTTAACATTAGTACAAAATATTAAAAATATGAATAATAAAGTACCAATTGTAGTTAAAAAACTAAAGAAAGCTGATGGTACCATCGCCTATATCAAAGATGGAAAACTTCATAACTGGGACGGTCCTGCTTTAATCCCTCAAGGCGACAAAAAACTCGCTGAATACTATATCCATGGCATCCAGTATACCAAAGATGAATTTGAGCAAGCCCATAGAGACCAAGAAGGTCTACCATGGTACAAAAATCCATCTATGAAGTCCCAATTGGAGGAAGGATATAGAAACTAATCTATGAAAAAATTAGTTATTGTAAGCGGTTACTTCAATCCTCTCCATAAAGGACATCTTGAACTGTTCCATAGAGCAAAAGGTTATAATCATAAACTATTTGTGATTATTAACTCTGATCATCAACGGGAACTAAAGGGATCTAAAGAATTTCAAGACGAACTTGAACGTTTAATGATTATCCGTAATTTGAGGATTGTAGATAATTGTATGATTTCTATAGATAAAGACAAAACACAATGTGCTACCCTGAAATATCTTTCGGATATTTACAGTGGAGAATATAAACTAGCATTTGCAAACGGTGGTGATCAAAATAATGATACTATTCCAGAATCACAGGTTTGTATTGACAATGAAATAGAATTGATTGATGGGTTGGGTAGTAAAATTCAATCATCAAGTTGGCTATTAAACAAATAATAATATGAAGATAGGATTGACAGGAACAATGAGTGTAGGAAAAACTACATTGGTTAAGGCATTAAAAAAATTGCCACAATTCAAGAATTATAAATTTGCTACTGAACGTTCAAAGTATTTAAGGGATCTAGGTATTCCATTGAATACTGATTCTACATTGAAAGGTCAAACTGTATTTTTAGCTGAGCGTTGTGCTGAACTAATGCATGATAATCTGATTACGGATCGTACTATTATTGATGTTATTGCATTTACTAAAAATGCTAAATCAATTAATGTGTTGGACAAAGATGAATTTGAGCAATATGCTTCTATGTTTGTGGGAGAATATGATTATATATTTTATATTTCACCTGAAGGATTACCTATAGAAGATAATTCAGTACGTGAAACTAATGCTGAATATAGAGATTTAATTGACTTTACTATACAACATTTATTGCAATCTCATTCCCATAGATTCAAATCTATGCATACTATCAGTGGTTCAACCCCGGAACGAATTCAACAAATTCTGAATGTTGTAAATTCCTGATATATTTATAACAAAATATAAATATTAATACTATCATGAAAAAATCAAAACTAAAGGAATATATTAAGGAGCAAATTATTAATACTTTATCTGAAGCATCTCCTGAAGAAGTTCAAAATCAAAAAGAATTAAATAAAGAATTGGAAAAAACAGTTCAACTATCTAAACAAATGGGTTTGAAAGAGGAAGATGAAGAAATGGAAGATGATTATTATAAAGTTGAAGATGAAGACGATATAAAACCAGCAGATGCCCCTGCAGGAGACAAAGAAATCCAGAAAAAAGCTACTAAACAAGATATTATAATTAAAACCTATAAGGATTTAAATCAAATTTTGCAGAGATATAGAAAAGCGTATGATAATGCTAAAAATGAAACTGATAAACAAGAAGCATTTCAATTACTAAAAAAATTCTCTCAAAGTCAAGAGTGGAAGGATGCTAAGGAAAAATATACAAAACTAACAAACATTAAATTATAAAAGTGAAATATGTCAATATATTAGTTGTAATAGGGGTTTGTATTTTCATTTTATTTTTCTTTAGCAAAAAAGAAGATTACGTTGAAGAATATAATCTAAAAATCGAAAAACTAGATGAAAAAGTCGATTCGTTACAAGATGTGAACGATGATTTATCTTTAAAAATTGATACTTTAAACATACAAATATCTGAATTGGATCAAGAACTTGATTTAAAAGATAACAGTATAAACACCTTAAAAAATGAAGTTAATAAAAAAGTTAGTAGTGTTGATAGCTATACTGATGATGAGCTCAAAGAGTTTTTCACAAACCGCTACCGATACTACTTTGATTCGCTTAGAAAAGCCAATAGCTCGTCTAGTAATTAAAGATCTTATATTAGGGGATGGTACAAAACAAGAACTATTCCTTACACAAGATAAAGTTAAATTACTAGAACAAAAAATTATAGTTAAAGACGATATTATCTATAGTTTAAATACCCAGATATATAACTATAAATCTATTATAGATACCAGATCTGAACAATTAGCTTTATCTCAAGAGCTGTCAAATAGATTGCAAAATGATTTAAAGAAACAACAAGTTAAAAATAAAATGGTTGCGGGTACAGGAATTTTAGGTATATTGACCGTATTATTTATTTTAAAATAATATGTCTAATTCCAATATAAAGGAAATAATAAAACAAGAATACATAAAGTGTTCCCAAGATCCAGTTCACTTTATGCGCAAATATTGTTATATCCAACACCCACAAAGGGGTAGAATACAATTTAACCTATATCCGTTCCAGGAAAAGGTACTTACCCTATTTAAAAAACACGACTATACTATTCTACTAAAGTCCCGTCAGCTAGGTATTTCTACTTTAGCTGCGGGATATGCTACGTGGCTAATACTTTTTCATAAGGATAAAAACATATTAGCTCTAGCAACTACCCAAGCAACTGCCCGTAATATAGTATCCAAGGTAAAATTTATGTGGGAAAATTTACCATCGTGGTTAAAAGTGGATGCAATAGAAAATAATAAATTATCTCTCCACCTAGCTAACGGGTCTAAAATACAAGCCAAATCTTCAAATTCCGATTCTGCACGATCAGAAGCAGTATCTTTACTAATAATAGATGAAGCAGCCTTTATCGAAAATATTGGTGAAACATGGGCTTCCGCTCAACAAACCCTAGCAACGGGTGGTGGTGCTATTGTACTATCTACTCCTTATGGTACCGGAAACTGGTTTCACCAAACATGGATTAAAGCAGAATCAGCAGAAAACGATTTTATTCCTATTAAATTACCATGGATAGTTCATCCAGAACGAGACCAAGTATGGAGAGATAGACAAGATGAATTGCTAGGTGATCCTAGATTAGCTGCCCAAGAATGTGATTGCGATTTTTCCACCTCTGGAGATATTGTATTCTACAGTGAATACTTAGAATATTACGAAAAAACATATATTAAAGATCCACTAGAGAGACGAGGTGCAGACCAAAACCTATGGGTATGGGAATCACCAGACTATTCACGAAACTATATAGTGGTAGCAGATGTGGCTCGTGGGGATGGTAAAGATTATTCTACATTCCACGTTATAGATGTAGAATCTAATGTACAGGTAGCAGAATATAAGGGCCAAATTGGAACAAAAGAATTTGGACATTTGCTAGTGGGCATAGCTACAGAATATCATGAGGCATTATTGGTAATAGAAAATGCTAACATTGGGTGGGCAACTATACAAGTAGCAATAGATAGAAATTACTCCAATCTCTATTATTCTCCCCGTGGAGAATCAAATGTTGATTCGTATTTTGACCAATATATGGATACCTCGAAAGCAGTAGCAGGATTTACAATGTCGGCCCGAACCCGCCCTATGGTAGTAGGTAAATTTCAAGAATACATTTCCGAAAAATCTGTAACTATCCAATCAAAAAGATTGATGGAGGAAATGAAAGTATTTATCTGGAAAAATGGTAGAGCGGAAGCACAACAAGGATACAATGATGATCTAGTAATGGCATTTGGAATAGCAATGTACATTCGAGATACAGCTTTGAAATTCAGACAAAGAGGATTAGATTTAACACGCAGCGCTTTAAACAATATGAAAGTTAATAGAACGGCATATCAAGGAGCATATTACGCTAATCAAAACAATAACCCATATCAAATTGATAACCCGTATGGTGGGAAAGAAGATATAAGCTGGTTACTTTAACAATATTTATAACAATAATAAACAATATGGCAAATACAGGCTTATTTAGTAGATTACAAAGATTATT